TTTAAAGATCCTGGTCAGTCTAGATTTTTTGAATCCATAAAGATACCAGTAAAGGTTGGTGATACAATACTTACAGGTAGATTTAAGAATAAAAAGGTAAAGGTAAAATCAATAGGAACAGATGACCACGGTATGCCAACAATAAATGGTAAAAAGGTTACGACTTTTCGTACTATGAAAAATGTAGACGAGGCTCCACGAGTTCCAAGAAAGAAGGGACAACATCGTGGTTCAAAGTCTCATTCAGATTTATATACGGATGAAAATCCAAAGGGTACGATAAAAGGATTAAAGTTCGCAACCGTAAAGGATGCTAAAGCATCGGTCAGTAAGATAAGTGGAAGTGGTAAATCACATGCACATAAGATACAAGCTGCTGTTGCTATGGAACAGAGAGCTCGTGAGATGGGTAAATCATCACAAGCTGCAGTCTATAGGGCTTACATCAATAAGATGAAAAAGAAGACTAAGAAAAAAAATGAAGGTTGGTCTGATAAATATAAAAAAAGTATTGATTGTAATAATCCCAAAGGGTTTAGTCAGAAAGCACATTGTGCAGGTAAAAAGAAGAATGAAGATGTAATACCATCACCAAGTCGTAAAATGGTTAAGAAGATGAAGAAGAAAGGTAACACCTCAGTTCCTTATGGTAGTGGTTACAAAAAAGTAAATGAAAATGATAAAGCTGAATTGTATAAATTGTATAGTAAAGCTATGAAAATGATACCTGGCTCAGCCAATCAAAAAAAGATTCAAAAACAAATTGGTGCTCTACGAAAAAAATTAGGAATGAACGAAGCTCAAAAAACTGTAACAAATAAAAGTTTTGATAAGAAAAGAGAATCTGGTGCTTGGACAGTCATAGGACATATGAAAAAGAGAGGTAAGTCTATCTTTCATGTCAGAGACGAAAAGACAAAGAAAAGATTTGATGTAAGATTGATAGAACAAAAAGAAATCAAAAAGGTTATCGGTATATTCGGTGGTAGATTTCAACCATTTCATAGTGGACATCTAGCTACATACAAGTGGTTAGCAAAACAAGTTGACGAAGCTTATATAACTACATCTAATATTAAACAATTACCAAGACATCCAATGGACTTTAAAGAAAAGGTTCGTCATATGGTAAAAATGGGTATACCAAAAAATAGAATTGTACAAGAAAGAACACCATATGTTGCTGATAACGTTTTAAAGAAATTTAATCCTGAAACAACAGCAGTCGTTTATGCTTTTGGTGAAAAGGATGCTGGTAGATTAAAAGGTGGTAAGAAAAAAAGTGGTGGTAAAACCTATTATCAAGAGTTTGAAAAGAACAAAAAGAATTTAGAAGGTTACGAAACACATGGATACTTTACAACTGCTCCACAATTTGGTAAAGTTAGTGGAACTATGATGAGAAAGTTGTTAGGAGATCCAGATGTAAAGGATGACCAAAGGGTAAAGGGATTTAAAAAGGTATTTGGATACTATGATAAAGGTATTTACAATATGATGACTAATAAATTTAGAAAACTATTTGAATCGATAGACAAATTTATGATAGATATTGATTTTACACAAATAGTAAACGAATCCACTACCGTAGGTAGTCCAACGGATGATGGACCTCCTACATTTTACAGAGGTTTTGATGACTATAAGAGACAGGCTAAAAAATGGTTAGATGATATGTATACCGATACTGGTTGGGAAGTTGTACAATATATTTTAGGAAAACACGCTGTAAATCCAGATTATGATTATACCCTTAAGTATAATGTGGTTCCTGCTGTAGCATATGGTCGTAAACAATCTGGTAATTACGGTACTAGATTTGGTACAAACAATCCAATAAAATCCTATAAAGATTATATAGAAGGAACTGTATTACATAATATTGGATATGAGTTGGTAAAATGGATGGGTATTACACCAGATGGTAATAATTATACTGGTGTGGAAGTAGAAACTCCTGTTGTTCCAGGTGTTGGTGACGATAATGTAGGAAATACAGAAAAGAAAAAATTAAAAATAAAAGAATCAATTAATTTAGATAAAGAGGTTCAGTTATTGATTGAAGGTGGAGCGTATGGACACCTTAACCATCCTTTTGATGACAAAAATCTTACATTTTCAGATTTTAGGACACTAATTATTAATACGCTACAAGGAAATCTTGATAGTGAAGGAGCGGTTACAGAAAAAACAGATGGTCAGAACATAATGATAAGTTGGAAGAATGGTAAACTTATCGCAGCTCGTAACAAAGGACATATTAAAAATCATGGTGCTAATGCATTGACAATTGGTGGTATAAAAAGTATGTTTGCTGGTAGGGGTGATATAGAATATGCGTTTGTGTCCGCAATGAGAGACTTACAAAAGGCTTTAAAAGGTTTAAGTAAAAAACAAAAAGACAAAATATTTGGTGAGGGTAAAAAATTCATGTCATTAGAAGTTATTTATCCTAAAACCGCAAATGTTATACCTTATGATAAATCATTATTACAATTTCATGGTACGATTGAATACGATTCTGCTGGTTCACCAGTTGGTGAGGACAGAGGAAGTGCTAGAATGTTAGCTGGTATGATAAAACAGATAAACCAAAACATACAGAAGACGTATAGTATCACAAAACCATTTGTAACCAACCTACCGAAAGTAAAAGACTTCTCAAAAAGACAAAGTTACTTCTTAGGTAAGTTAAAAAAGTTACAAAACCAATATAACTTGGGTGATACGGACACTTTAGCAGATTATCATCAGGCATATTGGATGGAATACATCTATAATGGTGCAAAACAGACCGATTATAAGAATCCGTCTAACGATATTATCATGAAATTAACAAAAAGATGGGCATTTTTAGATAAATCTTACAAAATTCCTCAAATTAAAAAGGATTTAGAGAGATATCCTAAATTTTTAGACTGGTTTTTGACTACAGACAAGATTGACCACGCAAAATTACAAAAAGAACACATTAGAGATTGGGAAGTTCTGTTTTTTGAACTAGGAGCGGAGATTTTATCTAATCTTGGTGACTTTATAGCAGCAAATCCATCAAAAGCAACTCAACAAATAAGAAAAGACCTAAAAAATGTTATTTCTAAAGTAAAAAAGTCAAAAGACCCGAAAGTTTTGAATACATTGAAGGTTCAGTTGGATAGATTGAATGCAATTGGTGGTTTAAAGTCAGTTGTACCGAGTGAAGGTATAACTTTTGTATATAAGGGTAAGTTATATAAGTATACTGGTGCTTTTGCACCAGCAAATCAAATATTAGGAATGTTAAAGTTCGTATAGGAGAGGTTATGGGAAGAAGTAGAGAAAGTGTAAGACAAAACAAGGCGATGCAACAGATATTAAGGGGTGAGACACCTGAAAAACGTATCTTTGTGGCGATGGAAGACACAAACGAAAAAAAAGAGAGACAAAAAGAAATAGCTAAAGAAAGAGAACAGTCGAGTGAACGTTCAAAGGCGTTATCTGCCGCTAGAACTCCTTGGTTTTGTCCTAAGTGTGATAAGGTCATGAAAAAACGACTGGATGATAAAATGTATCGTTTATACAATCATTGTTTTGATTGTCAGGTAAAGATAGAAAATAAAATGAGAATAGATGGTACATATGATAATTGGGAAAAAGAAAAAACAAAAGCCAATACGTTGTCATGGATTAAAGAACAAAAGAAAACAATTGAAGAATTTAAAAAGCAAAAAACTCCAGAATTTTATCAACAGTTTAGACCAGATGGATATTCCGTTGATAAAGAAAAATGGCAAATGGATATGAGTTTGGTTATGAAACAAGCAGATGAAGCGTTGGAACATTTAGAAAAAATGGAAGATTCTTTAAAGTGATATATTTATATATAGGACAATTTTAACCAAATTTAATAGGAGAAATTAAATGGCAACAATTACACACGGTTCAAGTGGAAGAACAGATGTGTCTAGTAGAACTACACCAGCAGAAACTTTACCACAGGATAACTTAAATAGATTTGTTGAAATAAGTGGTTCCCTACACGGTGTGAATAACGTAACAAATTTTACATCTAGTTTAGGCCCGACTGGTATTCAATCTGGTTCACTTACCAAACCAAAAGCATTCATAATTGAAAGTGCTGGTAATACTGTTCTTACTGGTGCTGACGGTGGTTCAATAGCCGCATCCGTTTTAAACACAAAAGAACTTTACAATATAAGTGTATCTAAAGTAAGTGGTTCAGGACATATCCACTTCGTATTCTAATATGAAACGAAATTCAAACGGACAATTAAAAGATGTGATGAGACAGGAGTACGCGAGGTGTGCTTCAGATCCTATTTACTTTTTGAAAAAGTATTGTATGATACAACATCCAATAAAAGGCAAAATACCTTTTAGTTTGTATGATTTTCAAGAAAAAACCATATCAGAATTTGTACAAAATCGTTTTAATGTCATTTTAAAAGCTCGTCAGTTAGGTATATCTACACTAACAGCTGGATACTCTCTGTGGATGATGACTTTCCATTTAGATAAAAATATATTAGTGATTGCGACTAAACAAGAGGTTGCTAAAAACTTAGTAACTAAAGTAAGAGTAATGCATGCTAATCTACCCTCTTGGTTAAAACAAAAATGTGTTGAGGATAATAAGTTATCATTACGATATAAGAATGGTTCACAGATAAAAGCTGTATCAAGTGGTGAGGATAGTGGTCGTTCAGAGGCATTATCTCTACTCGTACTCGATGAGGCTGCTTTCATTGATAGGATTGATAGTATATGGGCTGCAGCTTCTCAGACACTATCTACTGGTGGTCAATGTATAGCATTATCTACACCCAATGGTGTTGGT